ACGCAATTGCCTTCCTTGTCCTGCGATAGCCAGAAAATCGACGTGTCCTGCGCCGCCGCAGAATACTTGGCCGCGCATCCGTGCTGAATGAATGTCCCTTTCAATTCCTCGAAAGGAAAGTCTGGCGCTCCGGTATTGGCCCATATTTCAGTAGTCAGTGTGCCGATCAAATACAATTCACGCTTCAACGCGATAACCGATTGCAACGGATCAGCAGAACCAGCCTTTGCTGCCAGATAAAGCGGGTCGAACGTCAGTGCCATCGAATCCGACAAATACCACTGATTTGTGCCAGGACGATTGAAGGCGAAATACGTGTCGATATATTGAACCTTGTCGCCGCCGTAGAAATTCGGATCGACAATAGAGGTCATGATCCGCGTTGCCATATCGACTTGCCAGCCGGAGGCAGTGCCATCCACAATCGCAATCTCCAGGCCATTGTCAGCCATCGAAACCGGCGTGCTACCGTCCGTGATCAGGCCGAGCGACGTATGCGCAAAAGTGTTATCGACGTAGAAGACTTCCGGCCCGATGACGATATATAAATCACCATTCGACGCCGTATAGACACAACGAACCCGGCCCGTGCGCGGCGGTGGGTTTTTCAGCAGACGAAGCCCCGGCGTTTGATAGTGCGTGACGGGAACAGGCGCTTGCTGATCCGGATTCGCCTCTGGAAACAGGTTGATACAGCGCTGTGCCGATGCAATCAGGCTTTTTGCGTGATAGGCTCCGGAGAGAAGCGGAACGCGCGTCAAGTCACACGATCCGAATGGATGTTATAATTCACACCGCGCTGCAACGCCTTCGGCATGGTCAAGCGGCCAATCTGGCTATTGGCAACGCGGATCGTATTGAGAGACGCCTTCGCCGCCATCAACACTTGCGGATCGGCGGGCATTTGATAGGCCGGACGCAACCTCATGGCGAGGTTCCAGTATAGCGGTTCCTCATATTCAGGCGGAAAAGCAACAGCCGTATCGAGGTCCGCAAACGCGACAAGCGGTTCCTTGACCAAGATATGAATTTCATAAATCGAGGCCGAAGGAATAGGCCAGACGTAGAGCGATCCGAGCGGATAAGCTGAATCGTAAAACACATACTGACCAAACGAAGCCAGCGTCTTGAGCGATATTCTCGAATAATCTTCGCGCGCTTCGATCAATTCAAGCGGGAAATCGACCTGATTTGGATAGCCCGTCAATTGCCTGAAATACGCGCCTTCGATCTTGTCAGGGCGGGGAGTGTTGAAATCGCCGCCCGTCCCGACTGTATAAGACTGCGCACCTGTGGAGACCTTGGAAACGTCTTTCAGATGCCAGATAACCCAACGCTTTCTAGCCCATTGCGCAATCATCATATTGAGCATGGTAAAGGCTGTGTTCGTATCTTCGGCCAAAGGGTCTTGCCCCACGCCGATGATGCCGGACACGCGCAAGCTCATCATGACAATATCGCGGGCTGTGGTCATTATTCAGAACCCTTGTCGCGAATGATATTGCCATCTTCGTCGCGCGGCATGGGCTTGCGGCCCGGCTTTGCCTTGTCGGGCGAAGCGGCATCCATCAGCGCATTCGGAACGTCTGGAATCTCGATAGATACAGGCTTTGGCGCGGGTTCATCCTTTACGGATTTGCCTGCCCATTTGGCCCTTTGCGCGGCTTCCTCGTCAGCATTTTCAACGCGGATATACCCGCCTTCTGGCGGATAAATGGCCTTCGGAAATTCCTGATAGACATAGGTGTAAGCCATGTTGCCCTCATAGAAAGAGGCCCGGCACTTGCGCGCCGAGCCTCGGTTTCAACTAGATTTTGTCCGCAACAATCACGGCCCATTCCGGCTTCACGAACAGGTATCCGTAAAGCACGTCGAGACGAGTGATCATCTGGTCAGTGCCGACAACGTATGCCGTCACCGTGCGGATGGAGAGACCATCCGCAGTGGCGCGAGCGGCTTCATGAACACCGCGCGGGAGTTCAAGGTCAGCCGTCGCCATCGTCACAGCCTGGGAGGCGTAGGCGATGTTATAGCGGGTCACTTCCGAAGCCTTGTTGACAAGGGAAATCACAGCCGTATTGAGCGGGGACGCATCGACGGTCTGATACTGAACCGCGAGACCGCCCGAAGCCGGGACAATTGCGGGATAGATCGTGATCGATGTGCCGCCGTTGCCAACGTCAGCCTGAACGGAAAACTGACGAAGCTTGCCGGTCGAGACCTTCGTTACACGGTTGACGGCGAACACGCCCGCAATCGTGATAATGTCGCCCTTTTTCAGCGTGCCGGTGATGGCGTTGACAGTCAGGGTTGTGCCTGTCTGGTTTGCGCCGGAAACCGTGCCAGCCGAAAACGTGCCTGCCGTATGCTTGAGAATGGTCTGGTCCATGAACCAATCCATGCCCAAGGCGTTTTTCATCTTGCCAGTCTGAAACTGTGCGCTGATGGATTGCGACGGGTTGAACAGGCCCGCAAGCGTTGCGACAGTCGCGGTTTCAGTCCACGGATCAATGACAACCTTGCGCGCCGAATCCGAGTTCGGAGCCGAGTTGTCATTCAGGACGGCCAAGGCGTTCAGGAACGTCTGGACAGTCGGGTTAATCGTGTTGCCGGAACCGTCCGTGCTCGACACATAGTTCGCAACGCCGCCGTTGACGCCGGACATAATGTCAGCCGCCACGTTGCCCGCAAGATTGTTCATCATCGGCGCAAGCACACGAGTCGAATAATCATCGAGGGACAAGGCGCGCTCAACAGTGCTGAACGAAATATCAACGCCCTTCTGGCTGGATACCGTCAGGGTTGTATTCTGTTCCGCAGTGTCCTGAACGGAGATTGCCGCGCCGGTACGAACAACGTAGTCGTTCGGCAGGCGGATTTTCAGAGACGAACCGATCTTCGCGCCATCGCGGGCGAATGCCGAGTCATACTGAGTGTCGATGTTCTGGATGAACAGATTGGAGTTTTTGAACAGGCGCACAGCTTCGCGCGTGATCATGCTGATAGTAAGGAGGGAGTTTGCCATAGGAAAAGCCTTTCAGGGCGAGGGGGTTTGTTGCGGTCCTTTCAGCCGCGAGGTTTCGCCGTGCGTGGAAGATGAAGGAGGGTTGCCTTGAGACAGGCGCATCCACGTCCGTTTTGCAGGTGCCCGAGTTCTGCTGCCTATGGCGGGCGATGCACTGACCTTGCCCCGTCAGAGTGGGGTTTTATTCACCAGGAGATACGCAACTAATTCAAATTAACGTTTACGGGCTGCAAGTTGCGCGTTGCGCTTTGCAATCCATGTTGCGTCGTCATCCGCATCGCTTGGCGCATCTGAAACGCGCGCAGCACCGTCAACCGGAGTGATTGGCGGTGGAACTTGTGAAATGGGCTTTGCCGCTACGGTCTTGCCGATTTTGTCAGCCATCCGCGAAAGCTCGATACCCATTTTAACCGGGGAAAGCGCCATGATCCGCATGGCCTCATCGGGGTTCTTTCCCAATTCGTAAAGCACCTGAGCGCTCTTGCCTGTTTCCATCGCGGCTTCGATAAAGTTCTGATTAAACCCGCCGATGGCCTGATATGTGCGCAGCGCATTATCAAAATCAGGGAAGGCTTTCTTCCCGTCCTCATAAATGCCGTTGCACTTTTCGTTGAACACCCGCTCATCTGCGATCTGCTGCGCGATTGCGTAGGGATCGGCGGATGGCTGTTGCGGGGGCTGTGGCTGTCCGTCAGGCGCGGGCTGTGTTCCCTGCCTGTAGATAGCCAATTCACTCTCAAGCGCCTGTGCGCGGCGTTCTGCGTCGTGCCGCTGGCGTGTAATCTCAGCAAGGCGCTTTTCAGTCCATGCCGGGATTTTGGTTTCGTCTTTTTTCGCTTCCGGTTCCTGTTCAGCCGCTTTGGCTTCGGGTTCCGGTTCTTTTACCTGTTCGGCGGGCTGTTCCGATTGTACCTGTGCGCCCTCATCTGCCGCAGGCTCCAAAGTCGTGACTTCGATTTCCTGCGTGTTATTTTCGTCTGCCATGGATCACCATGTTAAAAGCCCGATGTGCCCCATCGGTAGGGATCAATGAAGCTTGCGCCCCTTCAATTTCGCTTCGTGAGCATCGGCCATTGCGCTCTCTTGCTGCATGGCTTCGAGAATTTCCTCTTTCATCTTGTCCGGATAATCGCCCGCGAGCATTTCAATCAGCTTCGCGCGAGCGACAGGCAGGAATTGCGACCATGTTTTTTTGACGAATTTCCGCTGCGATATGCCGCGCGGGAATTGATCCGTCATTTTCATTTCCTCGTAGAACGCCGCCGCCATTTCAACAGCGGTCGCGACATACAGCGCCGGGGGCTGGATGCTCATGCCATTTCCTCTTGCGGTTGCTCTTGTTCCTGTGGCTGCATTGGATCTTCGAACCCGACAGCCTCGGCCAGTTCATCGCTGTGCATTTCCGGTGCGCCGTTCATTTCGGCCAACACCTGAACAATGATGCCCTTGAGCGCGTCGAGGCCGATTTCAGGGACAGCATTTGACAGGCCGGTAACGCGGCGGGTCTCAGCGTCGTATTGTTTAACGTCGATTTCGGCGCTCTTATCCTTGAGTTCGCGTTCCTTATCCGCCAATTGCTCGATTGCCGCCGTCAGGGCTTGCGTCAGGGCTGCAATCTGCTGCTTGGACTGTTCCATAGCCTGAACAAATTCAGCCGGTGGCGCTTCGTCTGTGAGCTCTGGCGGCACAAGCTTTTTAAGGCGCTCGGCCAATTCATCCGCCATCGGGAAGTCAGCGGCCTTAAACATGAGGTCGCCCGCAACCTTCATAAGATCAGGATTGCCGCGAATGATTTCCGTGAAGGCTTCGAACGCCTGCTGGCGCTTCGTCGCATAGGCCGGTCCGATTTCCGAAACAATCGCATACTTGCCAACGGACGGGTTGAATATCGCCTTCACTTCCTCGCCTGTCTGCTGCTGTTCCTTGAAATAGGACTTTTGCGCGTCAGGATCGAGTTGAACGTCAGAAGCCGTTCCATCGCGGGCCAAAATCTTGATCACGCGCGGCGTGTCATAGACCTTCGGAATGAGGTCGATCAGCATCTTGCCGGTAAAGCGGATTGCTACAGCGAGATTGTCAATAAAGTGATAGGTCGCATTATCACCCTGGCGCTGACGGGCATTGATCGCCACGCCAGATTTCGCGTTTTCGTTCTCTCCCATTTGGGATTGAAACTGGCCGCTTGCCATCATCATTTCGTTCTGGCTGATTTCCAGCCCCTTGATGAAGGCAGGCCCCATCATCGGCGGCGCAACACGTTGCGGCGGGGGAAGCACGTTCCCCTGCTCATCCATGTGATTATAAGCCAGAAGCGAATGATTGACGCGGTTAGCGGACTTCCAAACGTCCTCATAGCCTTCGATGGATTCAGTCGCGCCAATCCACGGGCTTTTTGCCTGTAGAGCAACAGATTCCGTCGCGCCGGATGACCAATAATTATATTGCCGTTGCGCGTCTTTCAGGTCGCGAACATGACCCTTGCAGTCATATTTGCCGTCGATGACGTTTTCTTCTCCGACAACGCGAGCAATCGGGACATAAGCGCCAAGCCACGGCCTGCGATCAATTATCTTGTCAGCGGCGATCTTGTACCATTGCACATCATCAATCATGATTTTCCGGATTTTCGTCTCCGGGTCTTTCATGATGGCGTCAACGATTTCGGGCTGAAATTGCTTTTTGAGTTCGCTTTCCCGCATGATTTGCTGGCCATCATTCTCATCCGAGACAAGGCCCGGATTTATAAAGGCAACCAGCTTATCCTTTTTCTGCCCCTTCACGTAATATTCGCAGACGCGAACGTGATCTTTCGTAATCCAGCCGTCGCCATTGCCGAGCGGAGCCGTGTTTACAGCTTCGTCGCAATCCGGATATTCGGCCAGAAACGCATCTTTTGGCACATCATCGAACACAAAGCCGAATTTCGCGTCTGAACCGTCCCTTTCGCGAATATCCGGGTCCAGATAGACCGAGCGCGGGTCTTTAATCCTGCGAATGAAGATTTCCTGATCAAACGTGTTTTCATCCGCATAATCGGTAATGATGCGCCAATATCCAATCCCGCGATAAACTTGCTTTTCCGTCGCGGAATCGTAGACACTTTCAGCATTTGACGTGTATTCGATATGCCGAACGATACCGTCAAAGACTTGAGCCGCCTCAAATGTCGCCCCGCCACCAACCGGGGAAATCTTCACGCCGGGCTTGTTCTGCTTGGCGTCATTGATGACTTGCAGGCAATGCTGACGGGTTTTATTGATTGTCAGGCATGGCTGCTGATCAAGTTCGCGGCGCTGGCGCATGTCGCCCGGCCATTGAAAATGGTTGTCGCTATCGCCCGTGACGAATTTCTCGTCCTCATCGGCAAGACTACGGCAATAGCTTTCCCATGTCTGGCAACGCTCGAACCGCTTCTTTGCGTCGGCAATGATTTTCGCATCACCTTTCAGGTGATCGTTATCGCCTGTCAACGCATCCATCCATGGGCCATTGCAGATTCACCATTCCGTGAAAGGTCAATTCGCTTTTTCTTCGGGGCTTCGCTCAGGCTTTGCGCGAAAGTCTGAAACCCGTCAGCAGCGTGTGAATTGTCATCGTGCAATGGCTCTTGCGACCATTGCCCGGTTTGTTCGTCCACATCGAAGCGCCAGCGGCGAAGCGCGTTCAGTCCGTCCGATGTGTTGGCTTCGTCAAAATAGCAGCGCGGAAACACGTTTCTGACCGCGTTAATGCCGAGCGCCTTTTTAGGAATACGCGGAACAACTGTTACCTTGTGTCCTGCGTCTCTCGCCTGATGTGCGATTGTCTTGGACGCCGCCAAGAGTTCGTTCTCAGCATCATGAGGCAGATACATGCGCTCGTAGATATAGTTTCGTTCCGCCGCCTTGGTTTGCAGAACCCCGAGAAAGTGCGTGAAGTCAAAGCCTCGGTTCTGGTAGAAGTCGATAAACCGATGCTCATAGCCAACCGTTTGCCAGAACCAGATGCTTGTGAGGTCGCGACGACCCAAATCCCAAGCTGTGTTGACTGGCTTTGACCGATCAAAGGGAACCCGCATAATGCGGCCTTCCTCAGTCGCGGCCCTGATTTCCTTCGCCAGAATTGCGCCGTCCAGTGTGACTTTGCAGTGGCCTTCGTACACATTCAGATAAGCGTCATGGTCAGTTAAACGAAGGTGATCCTTTTCCGCTTTCAGCGTTGCGGGGAACCAAGGATTATCCGACCAGTTGATTTTGACGGGATCGCAGCCCGGAGGCGGTTGCAGCACGAAGCGAGAATAGGT